GCACGTTGTGTGCAGGTCTCTTCGATCGGAGCGTTATTTGTCGGCGCTCTGAAAAGGAGGGGCTCCATGCCTTCGCTGCCAGCGGGATACCGATTAAGGCAGAGGACGGACTATTTTCAGCCGTTCACTGCTACTTACTCGGACTCCGTCTTTGGCTCCCAGAGTTACTCATGGCATCCCATGTGGACCTATTGGGAGTCCTTGATGGACTATCCAAATGGGTCCTACGCGGGATACACGCTTAACAAAGGGGATGTCCGTCCCGTGCACCACATGTCCATACGCATTAAGAACGCGCAGGGCATAGGTGGTTACGCGGGCGGATTTGGTTACATCACTCCAACTAACAATTGGGGTGCTGTTACACCAGCCATCGCCGGAGAGTTGCTGGCACCGCAAATTTCGGAGTCTGTCTGGAAGGACTTGAGCATTGAGGCGTTTAATCGCTTCACTGATCAATTCCCTGAGGAGATTGGACTTGGTAATTTCCTTTTGGAGATTAAGGACTTGGCAGCCCTTATTCCCAAGTTGGAAAAGTCCATCTCACAGACAGTCAGCGGTGGTTTTCTCAATTATAAGTTCAATATTGAACCTACTATGCGAGATTTGACCACGCTGATTAACCTCGTCCCCATACTTCGCTATCGGATTGACTATCTGAGGCGAACATGGGGCATTCCCCATCGCATTTCGTTTGTTAGGCGAAATGTCATCCAGCCCCGGACTACCAATATTTGGTATGACCAGGGTGCTGGGGGGTACGGGGTTATGTTCGTACCAGTCAAGCAGGAATCTGTCTTTAGAGCGAATGCCCATTTGCTCCAAAGACTAGATCACCTGAATGACTTCTACGGACTACTCCGAGCGTTCATGGGAACGACCGGTCTAAACAACCCTCTTAAGGTTGCTTGGAATGCCATTCCATTCAGCTTTGTGGCTGACTGGTTTGTCAATGTTTCCGGTCACCTTGATAGGTTTCGTGTGCAGGGTGCCACGGGACAATGGGACCTTAAGGGTCTCACTGCCTCCATGACGCTCGAACATACGTATAAAGCCTATCAGGTCCTACGAACGACTTCGACGATCACGAGAGAACTCGGGACGTACGAAGTAAAGCAGTTCACGAGACTTAAGGAGCTTCCACTAAACGCCCTGGCTTTGCCAGCCATAGGGAGTTTAAATCCGACACAGCTGGCGCTTATGTTAGCGATGGGCAATTCTGCCTCTCGTGCATAGGACCAATCGGCCATTTGCAAGCCGCGAGGAGTATCAATCATGCTAAGCAGCAACCTCACCATCACGGGTGGTTTCCCGAGTGCCGCAGCGAACTTCGTGGAAGTGACGAACGGTGTGACGGACGGTAGCGTTCGGATTGCGAAAGAGTTTCCCCTCTCGCAGCCCGTTAAGCTGACTATCCGCCATAGCGCATCCGGCAAGTCCAACGAAATCGTCGATCGGCACCTGGTCTCCATCACCAAGGTCGTCCCTAACGGAGCGACCCTCGCTACCTACACCTGCAATCTCACGATTGCGGCGCCACGGGCTGTTGCGGACGCCGATGATGTTGTCGGGATACTTGAGTATCTCTTCAACTTCTTCGGTATGACCGTAGACGGCACCGAGCGGGCAGCGATGCTTCCGATCACTCAGAGCTTGCTCTTGAGTGAGTCGTAAGGATGGCGGACTCAGCCTACTCCCAACCGGGAGGAGAATCTGGATCCGATTTGGCTGTGCGTGATGCAGCCGAGTTTGTGACCTTAGCAATCTAATGTGGAGTAATACCTACATGGGATTGCTGAAAAGCCACACCGAGGAGAATTTCTACCTCGGCCTCGTAACATCACTCGTTCAGAGCGGTCCGTACTTCGCCCGATCGATTAGGTCTTCCAGGCGTGATCTCGAGACAATCGTGTCTCGATTTGACGCCGAGGGCCTGTCATTCCTGACTAAAACCCTCCCAAAGCTTGGGAAGGCGCTAGATCAAGGAATGATGAATACGAGATTCTCTGCCCCACGGGAGTTTAAACGCTCCCGCAAGGGTAGTAGTATACCTGCTTTCCTGCAGGCGTACTTTAAACTCGTATTCGACGATCAGGGGAACCTCCGGGAGGACGCAGATCCTGTCGCAGTAAAATTTCTGCGACAAGTCTGCTTCGTCTTGTACAAGCTCGAATTGCCGTATAAGCCCGAAGATGAGGCTTCCGTTGTGGAAGCTTTTATCCAAGCCGACGGTGAGATCGAGCTGGAGGTTGGTGGGGAGACCGGCAATGTTCTTGCCGCGGCCTCCTACATCACCCGCCAAGTCTTCAGCGGATTTAATCCGAAAGACATTGTGCCAAGACACGGTCCCGGGGCGGTTGCAACTGGTGAACGCCTCGAGCAGAAGTGGGAGTTCTCCCGCCTCTATCGCGGCATCCATCAGGTGTACCCCTACTACGAATATTTCGTAATAGGGGGTGCGCGTGAACTGGTAGATCGATTGGCGTGGTACAAATCCTTGGAACGCCGCGAAAGCGGGGTCGCCAAGGTCGTACTCGTGCCAAAAGACTCGCGTGGTCCGCGTCTCATATCCTGTGAGCCTCTGGAATACCAGTGGATTCAACAGGGTTTGGGACGGAAGATGATGAGTCATTTGGAATCCTTTTGGATGACCAAAGGACATGTCAACTTCACTAACCAAGAGGTCAACCGTCAACATGCTTTGGCGTCTTCTACGACGTTGGAGTATGCGACTCTTGATCTCAAGGAAGCTTCGGACCGTGTCTCCCTAGCTCTCGTGAGAGAAGTGTTTTCGCAAACACCTGATCTTCTGAGAGCTTTGGAGGCTACACGCAGTTCAGCCACGACTCTCCCTTCAGGAGAGGTTGTAACGCTGAAGAAGTTCGCTCCGATGGGTTCAGCTTTATGCTTTCCTGTCGAAGCTTACTGCTTCTGGGCGATTCTCGTGGCATCTCTCGCAAGAAGAGATCGCGTTTCACCGGGTAAAGCGGCGGAGTCAGTGTTCGTCTATGGCGACGATATTATCGTCCCCACAAAGGATGCTGACTTTTGCATGCAGGCTTTGGAATCGGTAAAACTTGTTGTTAACCGATCTAAATCCTGCATCCTAGGGCCTTTTCGCGAGTCGTGTGGAATGGATGCCTTTAAGGGGCATCCAGTAACACCGGTTCGCGCAAAGACCCGATGGTCCGGACGAGCCAGTGATGGTTCCGCCTACGTTTCTTACGTAGCCTTGATGAATAATCTTGCATCATCAGGCTACCAGAAATGTAGTGACTACGTGCGAGAGAAACTTGAAGAAACGTATGGCCGTCTACCATACGGGACCTCAAGGGCCTCTTACCCGTGTGTCATTGTGTCCGAGCCTGAGACCGCAGAAGCGTATAACGCTAAGTGGTTTAAGACTAGGACCAAGCAGAGCTACCAGCGACTCGAGTTCTACGTGAAAACTCTAAGGAGTTCTCGCGTAGTTTCCAAGCTCGATAGCTGGACTCGTCTGCTCCGTGACATTGTCATGGGAGTGGGCGATGATCCCATCACAATGGTTGTTCCTCGCTCCATTCAAATAAAGCGAGGGTGGACACCCGTCATGTAAATGACGAGAGTGGTGAAG